CCATACCTCTAACAATCTCAAGCCATAACTCGTGAAGTTCATCAAGTGTTAAATCTGAATGGTCTACTTGAGTTGATATTTTCTTATTATAATACTTTAATGTAATCTTTAATGGTTCATTATCCATATCTAATTGTTTTATTGTTCTATGCAAACATACAAATAATTATTTAATTAAAATGTTAAAGAAATGTTAAAGTTAAAAAAGGGGCTTTTACACCCCCCGTTGCTACTATAATACCATTAACTCATTTACTGCTGTTTTACCTCCTAGAACCACAGCGCATCCGATAGCAGGCTTCTTACCTACCTTCATGTAAGCCATAGCGTATGACTTAGCATCTATACCGCACCCTACTTGACACCCAAACACTCTAGAGTTTGCTCCTACGAAATACTCTGTATAAGCTTGAGTGTGTAAATGACCTTGAACAGTTGATCTCATGTCAGCTCTAGCTTTAGTCTTAGCTGTTCCCGCCTCTCCATGAATATATAAAACGTCATCTATCTCAACTGAAGTTACAAAGTTCCATTTCGGCGTATTTAATACTTCTTTATAGTCTTTAACCCATGCTGAAGGAACTCCTGAAGATTGGGCTTTTCTCATAATGATTCTATCATGGTTTCCTACTGTTACATCTGCATCAGGGAATCTATGATACCATCTAGCTAATCTCTTAATAGCTAAGTCTAGTTCTGCTTTTCCTCCCATACCGTTAGCGTCTGTTTCATGATAAGAGCTGTAGTGATTGTCGATAACATCTCCGATAAAAACTACTCTGTTACAGTTATATCTTTCGTAAACATCTACACAGTGTTGAAAGTATCCATCTAGATCGAATGGAGCGTGTAAATCACCTATTACTAATACTCTAGATTCTTTATTATTAAAGAACTCAAAGTTAATCTTCTTAGCACCGTCTAATCGTGGACGGATCTGCTTTTCTTTATTTTTTTTAGCCATTGTAGTTATATTTTTTACTTAGTTTATTGTTAATCTTTTCTTCTATTAATTCTGACACATGATACAGCTCTAGTGCTGTTCTTTTGTAAGCTTCAGGATCTTCTAGGTTTTTACCTGTAGAATGTAACCATGTTAGCTTCGTAGCGTATTGGTTAGCCAAAGCCTCTAGTTGAGACTTTGACATCTTCTTTAGTTTTTTAGTTGTTAGCTCCTTCATATATCTTTTTTAGATCACTAATTAAATTAGCTACACAAGGCGAGCATGCTGAAACTTCTCTTTTTGCATTGAATACGTGATTGTAAACATCTACTAATTGTTTCTGAAGTTTAGAGTTCACTGAAGTTACTCTTTTACCTTCGAAGAAAGTTTCTAAGAATGAATACTGAGCATCTAATAAGTCGTTTAGCTTCCTAGTAGGAAATAACTTGTTTAGCTTTTCAGCTCTAGCTTTACATCCGCAGTCATCTGTTACCGCTTCTACTACAGCTTTAATTCCTGTAACTTCTGTTACGTTAGCTATGATACTTCCTAAGCCTTCTGTCTTACCTGCCTCTCCTAGTATGTCTAGAACTACTGCTTTCTTGATTCTAAGCTTCTGAGCGATCTTCCCCGCCTTGAAACCTTCATCGTGAAGATTGAATACTTTTACATTAATTGATTCCATTTTTTAGGTTTTAATATTAATATGATACAAATGTAAAACAAATATTTGAATTACACAAGCTTTTTTTCACTTTTTTTTTAGATTAAGTCATAGTTTCCGTTAAGAAAATCCTGATAATCCTCGAATAACTCCTCAGCTATAATCATTTTAGATCTTTTTATCGATAGGTAAATAGTTCTAACACCTAGAGTTGACTCTTCCGCCATAGTTCTGAATGACTTCTTAGTAGTTAGATACTTTACAAACAACTCGTAGTCAAACCATTTAGCTTTAGTCTTTAGTATGTCATACATCTTAGACTCTAGAGCTTCTACTCCTACTCTTTCCTTATCTCGTCCATGATCTATCCAATTAAATTTTTCTTCAAAATCATACTGACTACCTAGATAACTAAATTTTAGATTAGACTTTTTCTTAATAGCGTTAATTATAATTGATCTTAACACGAAAAACATATACCCTTTGCTAACTTTACCTTTATCTGAAACCACTTTGTCAAATAAATCGTCATATCTAGCTAGTCTTAAATAAGCTTCTTGAACGAAATCCTCAGCGTAATTAAACACCTCTAAGTTATTGTTAGCGATAGCTTTTGCCATCTTTATGTATTCAGGATGAAACTGAGCTAACATCTCTAATGCTTTGTTTTTTGATCTTTCCATTATCTTGTATATGTTATAGTTAGTACTATACAAGCAAATGCTACTTGAAAAACTCCATAAGCTTTATCGTCCTCGTCTATATCTCTCATGGTTGAAGCTCCGAACAGAAACGTTCTGCTTAGGCTTATATCCATAGAAACATCTTTCTTTGTTTTAGCTATTCTTATTACATCTATAATAAATGCTAAATATATTGCTATTACTATTATCATGTTTTAAAATTTTAAACTTGGTGAAACTTGTGTTTTAACTGAATGATCTATAATATCTTTTCCTGCTACAGTGAAAGCGACATTACTAGGTTGCATTCTTAAAGAGATCGGAGTATCTAAACTAGTAGGTCTTCCTCCCGTCTCTGTTTCCTTAACTTTAACTACGTGAATATCTGAAACCATCCACCTATCGGGGCTCTGAGTGTATCTATGAATAGACACTACATCGTCTGCTCTGTTTCCCCATTTACCACCACCTTCTACGTCAGCCATACTACATGGCATTGGTAATCCTTCGAAGTCATGACCACTCGGATGTTTTCTTCTCAGAGCTTCTGTTACTGCGTGAGCATTTAACCACATTGTTACGTTATGTGTTTTACAGAATAATCTCATTTCTGAAGCTATTTGGTAGTCGTATTCATGTCCTCCTACTGATCTAAGTAGTGCAGGGTCTTTTGTTAAAGAGTTATAAGGATCAATTAGTAAGCCATCAAATTTCCATGCGTCTAAGATTAGTTTAGCCTCCGTCATTAATGTACGGGCTGAATAGAGTTTATCTACTTGCATGATTTTAAAATGATCGTTTATCCAATTTACTTCCTTTTCTATTGTAGCATCAGGTAGCTTCTGAATTGGCTGTCCTGTTCTAAATTCTAATAATTTCCTAGCTATGCTGTAGTCTGAGTTCTCACTTGAGAATATTAACCATCTTAGGTCGTGTTTCATAGCGTATGCCATCATCATATATAGAATGACCGTAGTCTTACCTGTGTTTGCATGTCCTACACAAACATTAAAAGCTCCCTTTTTATATCTCAAAAACTGATCTATTTCTTCAATTCCAAGCCCTTTCCCCTGCTCTATTCTGTCATACTTCACATCGTAAAGCTTCTCTTTTATTTTTGAAATATCTGTTATCATTTAGGTTTTTAAATTTAAAGGTTAGTAAAAAAAAACAGGGGCTTTTACACCCCTGATATTAATCTCTAGAAAGGTAGGTCAGGAGTTTGACGTCCTGCCTGTGATTGCTCGCTAGCTACAACTCCCTCTTCTACTTTGTCAGCTTTGGTTATTACTCCGTCTGTCCAAACAACTTTACCGTTTCCGATATAGGTTTTAGCTTCTTTAGCTTCTCTCTCTTCTTTAGATTGAGACATTGTTACTTTTACGTTTTGACCGTAAACATTTGTTTCGTTGTCTAGAGTAACTGTTACGTTAGCCCATCCTTGATCGTTAAATTGAATCTTGTTTTTGTTGATTCCTACTGAAATAATTCCTGCCATAATTTTAATTTTAAGGTTTATATTAATTTTTACTTTGCAAACATACGTCTTTTATATGACATACGCAAGTTTTTTTAAATGTTTTTTAATTTTTCTTTTAACTCACTAGATAATGTGTACTTAGCTTCTACATCTGCTACAGTAAACTTTTTAGATTTTAAAGCTGTTACTACTTTTAAATAAGTTGCGGAGTTTTCTTTTAATTCATCTTTACCTGTAGGAGCTTTTTTACCATGTGTATTTGTAGCGTCTGCATCTGCTGTGTTGTCAATAGCAAATAAATTTCCTAGAGCGTATTTTTTAGCATAACTAGAAGCACTACCATATTTTTGAGGTAGAGACATTCCTTTCTGATTCATGTCAATTCCTACGATAGCATTTGCTGCTATAGACTCTCCTTCTAGATTAGTCATTGTAGCTTGACTTTCTAACACACCTTCTGTTAATAGTTTCTCTGTAATGATAACAGATACACCATATTTAGCGTTCAAAGGCTTTAAAGCTTCTAGCACGTCTTCTGCTGATCTGTAGCTATACTTTCCGAAAGCGTTTGTCTGTCCTTTCTTAGCTTTTAACTCGAATTGGATTTTACTTAATGTTTCTTGTATTTTCATTTTAATTGGGTTTTTAGTAGCTTAGTTCTACTAGGTTAAACATATACGTTAGTACGTCGATTTCTTTTCGTTGTGATTTAATCATTTTTAATACATTTTCGTGAGCTATTTTTGTAGGAATAACACCTACTAAATTTAGTTCATATTCTTGTAGTAATTTGTTAGCGAAAAATAATTGAGCCTCTAACTTGTCTGAAGCTCTAATTGCTAGTTCCTTTTTTTTTGCATCCATACTTTAGGTTTTAATTTGTTTCTGAGACAAATGTACAACAAATAAATGACACTACCAAATAAATTAGCATGTTTTTTAAAATAATAAGTAAAAAAGTATTAGAAATCTTGACTATCTTTCAGGGCTTTAAGTTTATCCCTAAATTTCT